CCTTCCGTTGTACCCGAGCCATTCGGAACTATACAAAAAGCTGTAAGTATAGCCGGAGTATTAGCGACAGGGTTTAAAACTGTAAAAGATATTACAGCGGTTAATCCCGAAAGTCCATCCGGAACCGCTAGTGGGGCAAGATTGAGTGTTTCAAGTCCTCCATCTTTTAATGTAGTCGGTGCAAGTCCTACAAATCAATTAGCGGGAATGATGGGAGAACAAAGTAAAAAACCTCAAAAAGCTTATGTCGTTTCAAACGATGTATCTTCTGCTCAAGCTTTAGATCGAAATATTATTGAGTCAGCTAGTATTGGATAATGCAAATAATAAAAAATAAACGTTAAATAGATATGAAAATAGTTGAGTTAATTATAGATGAAACAGATGAGTTTAGCGGAATAGATGCTATCTCTATTGTAGAACATCCGGCAATCGAAGAGAATTTTATAGCATTAAACAAAACAAAAGAATATCGTTTTGCAGAAGTAGACACAGAAAAGAAACTTTTGATGGGAGCTATTTTAGTTCCTAATAAGCCTATATACAGAAAAGAAGATGAGGAGGAGTATTATATTTACTTCACTAAGGATACTGTAAGAAAAGCATCCGAGTTATATCTTATGAAAGGAAATCAAAGCAATGCTACATACGAACACTTTGAAAAGATACACGGATTGTCTTTAGTAGAAAGTTGGATTGTAGAAGATCCGGAAAAAGATAAAACAGCATTTTATGGTATGAACTTACCGGTAGGCACTTGGGCGGGATCTATAAAAGTAAACAACGAAAAAATATGGCAAGAGTTTGTAAAGACAGGAGTAGTAAAAGGATTTTCTATTGAAGGATTCTTTGCGGACAAAGCAGAGAGACCTAAAGAACAAATAGAAGAGGATCTATCAAAAGAGATTTCAATAGGCTTAGATCTACTAGAAATAAAAAAGGATATGATAATGTATCAGCTAGAAAGCTTTAACGATTATCCGGATTCAGCTAGTAATAATGCAAAAAGAGCAATAAAATATAAAGAGGAAAACAAACCTAAGTGCGGAACTAAAGTAGGTTGGACTCGTGCTAGACAATTAGCCAATAAAGATAAAATAAGTCGTGACACAATAGCAAGAATGGCTTCTTTTAATAGACATCAACAACATAAAGATATACCATACGATGAAGGATGTGGAGGTCTTATGTGGGATTGTTGGGGAGGAACATCCGGAATTAATTGGGCAATAAATAAAATGAAAACTTTTGAATAGAAAAGATAAAATACCAAGCAAAACGAGTCCAAGAGACTCAAGGAGAGGATGCCTTTGTTGGGATACTTTAACCTACAGCAGAGATTGTTGCGATGGATCTTTACACGCTCAAGGTATCGGATCTATATACGGAAACGATTAACCAAAATGCAAATTTTTTTCGTATAGCGTTATTACATTAGTGTAATCACTAAATAAATAATTATATATGAAACCAAGCGAGATGTTAACCAAAATAACAACGTTGCTACAAGCTAAAGTACAGCTTGAAGAGATGAAGTTAGAAAACGGAACTATCATCGAAGCGGAATCATTTGCAGAAGGCGAAAGCGTTTTCATCGTTACAGAAGATGAGAAGGTGCCGTTACCAATCGGAGATTATAAACTCGAAGATGGTAAAACTCTAATCATAGAAGACGATGGTATCATCGGATCTATTGGAGAGCCAAAAGCAGAAGAGGATGCAGAGATGACCGAAGAGCTTTCGGAAGACGTTGCATTAGAGGAGGTTGCTACAGGAGACAATAAAGTTGTAGCAGAAGAGCCTAAAAAAGCAAAAAAATCTAAAGCAAAAGACGATTCAGACAAAACGGAAGAGTTATCAGAAGAGCCAACCGAAGAGGTAGTTGAAACTGAACTTGAAGAGGAGTCAGAAGATGAAATGCACAAAATTGTTGATGCGGTAGTACAAGCAGTAAGTCCTATGATCGAAGAGATGAAAGAGGAATTAGGCTATGTAAAGGATGAATTAGGAAAAATGAAGGGCGAAGACCTTGCAAAGCAAGAAATTGAAGAGCAAGTACGTGAAGAGCTTTCTAATACTCCTGCAGCTAAAGCAATTAAACACAATCCGGAAGCGAAACCGGATGTTAAAATGAATAAAATATCGCAAAACAGACCGACAACAACGTCTGAACGAGTAATGAATAGACTTTTTAACAAAAATTAAATTTTTAGAAAATGCCAACACCTAGTATAACAACAACGTACGCAGGGGAATTTGCCAAAGAGTACATTTCTGCTGCATTGCTTGAAGGATCTACCATCGCAAATGGAGGGATTACTGTAAAGCCAAATGTAAAGTATAAAGAGGTCATCAAAAAAGTTGCAACAAGCGGTATCATTGGAAACGCTTCTTGTGATTTTACAGATGCGGGAACTTTAACTTTAACTGAGAGAATCATTCAGCCGGAAGAGTTCCAAGTAAACCTTGAGCTTTGTAAGTCTGACTTCAATAACGATTGGGAAGCAGTTCAACAAGGAATATCTGCTTTTGATTCATTACCTCCAACATTCGCTGACTTCCTTTTAGGTCACGTAGCGGGTAAAGTTGCTGAGAAAACTGAGCAAAATATTTGGGGTGGAACTAACGCAACTGCAGGAGAGTTTGACGGATTTACTACACTTGCTGCTGCTGATTCAGACGTAATAGACGTAACCGGAACAACTGTAACAACTGCTAACGTAGTAGATGAGCTTGGTAAAATTGTAGATGTAATTCCATCTGCTCTTTACGGTAACGAAGATATGCACATTTATATTTCACAAAACATCGCAAGAGCTTATGTAAGAGCATTAGGTGGTTTTGGAGCAAGTGGCTTAGGAGCTAACGGTACAAACGCACAAGGGACTCAATGGTGGAACAACGGAGCATTAACATTTGACGGTGTTAAACTCTTTGTTGCTAATGGTCTTGCAGATAACAAAGCATTGGCTGCTGAAAAAAGCAACTTATACTTTGGTACAGGCTTAATCTCAGATATGAACGAGGTTAAAGTGTTAGATATGGCTGACCTAGATGGTTCACAAAACGCTAGAGTAATTATGAGATTTACTGCTTCTGTACAATACGGAATCGGTTCTGAGATCGTTTATTACACTGCATAATTAAATAGTTTTAACTTTAAAGGGTGGGTAAGCCAAGGCTCACTTGCCCTTTTTTAATACCTAAAATATGGCTTGTACATTAACAACAGGAAGATCTTTACCGTGTAGAGATTCAGTAGGTGGATTAAAAGCCGTTTGGTTTGCAGACTATGGTACTCTAGGAACTTTAACAGTTACTAATGGTAATGTAGACTCGATCAGCGGATCTCCTACTTTATTTCAATACGATTTAAAGGGCAACTCTTCACTAGAACAAACAATAACAGCTTCAACGGAAAATGGAACTTCATTCTATGAACAAGCTCTTAATTTAACTTACACTAAGTTAGATGTAGCTACTCAAGAAGAGATTAAATTAATCGTTAAAGCAAGACCTCACGTGTTTCTTGAGGACTATAATGGAAACTACCTACTTGTAGGTGCCGTACACGGTGCTGAAGTTTCGGGTGGTACTATTGTATCCGGAGCAGCGATGGGAGATTTAAGTGGATTTACACTAACATTAACTGCACAAGAAACTATTCCGGCTTATTTTGTTACAGCTTCGGTAGTAACTTCGAATGCAAGTGCTAGTAAAATAGCACCGTAATCATTATTTTTTGATTTGATTGAAAAGGGGGTAACAGAAATGTTGCCCTTTTTTTATGCAAAAAACATATTATCTTCGTTATATAGATATGAAAATATTAACCACCTCAACAAATAACCAAGTTGTAAAAATTATTCCTAGAGAATATGTTTCGACCGCAACGGTTACTTTAAGAGATGATCAAACGAATACAGTAAGTACGTTTACAGATATAAGCTTGACACAAACAGGAGACTATAATATAATAAATCAAGCCTTTATATTAAAAGAAGGGTATTATTATGATATGACTGTAACAGCTTCCGGATCCGTTATTTATAAAGATAAAGTGTTTTGTACTGATCAATCTGTGGATCAATCAACAAATCAATATTACACAGTTAATAAAGATGTATACAAAAGTGATACATCGTACGACGATGATTATATAATTTTATGAGTGTAAAAATAGTACAACTAGGCAGCTACACATCCCCGAAAGTTAGCGAACAAAAGAATCAAGAATATGTTTCTTATGGAGATGATAATAATTACTTTCAATATCTTATAGACAGATACAACGGAAGCCCTACAAACAATGCAGCTATAAACGGCATCTCTCAATTAATATTTGGAGAGGGTTTAGATGCTACAGACTCAAATAAGAATCCGGATGGATACGCTAAAATGAAATCTTTATTTAGAGATGATTGTATCCAAAAGCTTTGTAACGATTTAAAGTTAATGGGTCAATGTGCTATACAAGTTATATATTCTAAAGACAGATCACAAATTGCACAAATAGAACACTTTCCTGTAGAGACTTTACGAGCAGAGAAGTGTAATGAAGAGGGAGATATAGAAGCTTATTACTATCATTCAGATTGGAGTAAGGTAAAGCCACAAGACGATTTAAAACGCATACCGGCATACGGTTTCAGTAATGAGGCAATAGAGATATACTATGTGAAACCATATAGAACAGGCTATTACTATTACTCTCCTGTAGATTATCAAGGTGGCTTACAGTACTCTGAGTTAGAAGAGGAGATAGCAAACTATCATTTAAACAATATAATGAATGGTTTAGCTCCTAGTATGCTAATAAACTTTAATAATGGTATCCCAACGGAAGAGGAAAGACGTATTATTGAAACAAAAGTAAGAGATAAGTTTAGCGGTACATCTAATGCCGGAAAATTCATATTGTCTTTTAACGATAACGAGACACAAGGAGCAAGTATAGAACCGGTTCAATTATCGGATGCACATAGTCAATATCAATTCCTTTCGGATGAATCGATGAGAAAGATAATGGTAAGCCACAGAATCGTTTCTCCTATGCTTTTAGGTATAAAGGATCAAACCGGATTAGGAAACAACGCAGAAGAGCTTAAAACAGCTTCTAATTTGATGGACAATACCGTAGTAAGACCGTTTCAAAATCTACTTATTAATTGTTTAGATACTATACTAGCATATAATGAGATCTCTTTAAAGCTATATTTTAAAACTTTACAACCTATTGAGTTTGCAGATCTAGAAAACGCTTTGACTAAAGAAGCCGTTGAAGAGGAAACAGGGCAAAAATTATCTTTAAGTGAGGAAGATCTAAAAGCACCTTGTTGGGATGGGTACGAAATGATAGGATACAAAAACAAAGGTGGTAAAAAAGTGCCTAATTGTGTACCTATCGAAGCAGCCGATCAAATGAGATCTACAGTTTTAGAAGCTTTAGAAGGTTTAGGAGAGGATGAGGATTTAAGCGAATTTGTTTTGGTAGATGAAAGACCGGCAAATCACGAAACGGATGTAGAGATGGAAGGCATTATGAACTTTGCAAACGTAATAAAAGGATCTCCGAGTAAGAAAAGCAAACAAGACACAACCTTATTTAAGATAAGATACCAATATGCCCCTTTAACAACAAGTAAAAATAGCAGAGAATTTTGCGAGAAAATGGTAAAAGCTGCTAAACTATATAGAGTTGAGGATCTAAATAAAAAACTCGATATGAATGAGGGATTTGGCAAAGGTGGAACCGATAGCTATAATCCATTTTTATTCAAAGGAGGAGTTAATTGTAAGCATTTTTGGATGAGAAAAATCTATATGAGGAAAAATAATCGAAAGATTTCTGTAAACGATGCCAAGCGTATGATTAACGATCTAGATCCTAGCCAAAGAAAAGATGCTAGGTTTGAGGATAACGATCCTAGAGTGGCACAAATTGCAGAAGAGAAAAATAACTATTGGAGAGCATAATATATGGCAACGGCACTATTTATAAAGAGAGCAGATATTGTTAAGAATACCATAATTAATGGTAATGTTGACACAGATAAGTTTATACAATTCATTAAGATAGCTCAAGAGATGCATATCCAAAATTATCTTGGTACTGAGCTTTACAATAAGATTAGTGCGGATATAATTGCAGATTCATTAGCAGGGAATTATTTAACCCTAGTAAACAAGTATGTACAACCTATGTTAATCCATTACGCTATGGTAGATTATTTACCTTTTTCAGCGTACGAAGTAAAAAATGGAGGGTTATTTAAACACCGAAGCGAAAACTCGGAGACTCCGGCAAAAGATGAGGTTGATTTCTTAGTTCAAAGATATAGAAACTTTGCAGATTTTTACACAACTAGATTTTTAGATCATATGAGCTTTGAAGCTTCAAGTAAATATCCGGAGTATTATAGCAACTCAAATGAAGATATGCATCCGGATCGAAATAATAATTTTGTGGGTTGGGTTTTATGAGTACATACGGGATTAAGAAAAGTAATATTGTAAAATTAATGCAATACATAAAAGAAAAGAGCAAAATAAAAAAATAATGCGTTATATATAATATGGGATTTGGAAGTATATATCCGGTAAGTTGGTTCGGACAAACAAATGCAGCAAATTTTTGGGGAATAGTATATCCTTCAAATGCGGATGGCTCATTATTGACGGCAGATACAACATTAATATTAGCAGATACGACAACAATAAAAGCAGATGCGACACAATTTTAAATAAAAGAAATGGCAAAACAAGTAATCAATATTGGGACTACTGCAAACGATGGTACAGGAGATCCTTTAAGAACAGCCTTTGATAAGGTAAATGATAACTTTAACGAGTTATACACGGATGACACTAACGATGTATCTTCAATAGTTGCTACTGCTCCGATAGCGAGAAACAACGCCACGGGAATAGTAACAATCTCTTTAGATGATAATGGGGTTGATGCGGCTAAACTTAATGTTAGTGGAAATGGCTCAAGTGGACAAGCTTTAACCTCTGATGGAGATGGTTCGTTTAGTTGGACTACAATGGAGGTTGGAGATATTACTGCTGTAACCGCAGGAACAGGACTTACAGGCGGAGGAAACTCCGGAGATGTTACATTAGCCGTTTCCGGTATTACTACATCTGAAATAGGAGCAGGAACGTTAGTAATAGAATCTGAAGGAATTGGTTCTAATGACAACGATACTACAATACCAACAAGTGCAGCAGTTAAGGATTATGTAGATACAGCTACAGGCGGGATAGGCGTTTCTGTTATCTCTTCTAACACAACGGCAGCAAGTGGAAACTTGTACGTATTAACAGCAAATTTAACACTAACTCTTCCAAGTTCTCCAAGTGCGGGAAATTATGTAAAAATTTCAAATAGAAGCGGAGTTGCTACTTGTATTGTGGCTAGAAATAGCGAGAAAATAATGGGTGCTACTTCAGATTTAACACTAGACAAATTAAATAGTGGTTTTGAGATGATTTACTCAGGTGCAGCACAAGGATGGATTTTAATTGGAGTAGAAGGAACAGCATAATAATTAATTAAATAAAATAAAATGGCAGATTTTTCAAGTTTTTTTCCAACAGCCGCAGGTGGTGGTGGAGGTTTTACTAAACAAAAAGTGTACAGCTCAATGAGAGCACCTACCGATTGGACTGATTTTAAAATTTTTAATGCAGGACCAACAGCAGCAATAAATGGCTTTATTCAACCGAATAGCACTTATATTGATATTACAAATTTTGCATCTAATTTCCCTATGTATGGAGCTGCAAGAGCATTTTTGACAGGGACTAAAGTTTCAGTTACTGATAGTAATACAGGTGTAACTCAAGTTTTCACTTTAGGTACTGCTCTTCAAGGTGTAACAACCATAGGAGCAGGTGCAATTTTGTACAATGTAACTCCTAATGTTGGTGTAGGAATTAATGGAGGTGCACCAATTACTTGGGTAGGAATGGATGTTGCTACTGTAAACCCTGCAAGTGATTTGGGATTGACTGATAACTCTCAGATTGGATATATGATGGTAGGAGGAGGCTCATCGGGTTATGAGGCTAATGGTTTATCGAGAGGTGGCTATGGAGGCAGCGTCCTACAGGGAATGGCAACTATAACTACAGCCGCAACGGAC